TGATGAGTTCCTCTGAAACTATTCTTGAATGTGATAAAGAAGATCAGGTTATAAAACCTGAAGTAATGCGGGATCTCAATAAAACCGCAGCTCGTATTACTCTTAATGGTAAACGTCATTACACAACACCTTTATTCACAGGTCCAGCTCCTTCAGTAACAACAATTATTTCTGAAACAGCATCGGAACAAAATAAAAAAAAGCTGGAGATGTGGTCAAAAGCAAATCCAGGTGTAAAAGAAAAGGCAGCTGAACGAGGAACAGCTATCCATTATGGAATGGAACAATACCTAAAAGGAAATAAAGAACCTGAAATTGATGGTGAATATCAAGACTTTTGGTCTGGTATGCCTAAAATTTTAGATCAATTTGGAGATGTGCTCTGGGCAGAATCACCAATCTTAGAAGCATTTAAATTTACTCAAGGTGCAGATGAAGTTGCTCGTGTCTGGGGATCAGATGAAGAAGGACGTGCTTGGGCTGGTGCTCCAGATATTATTGGATTTGTAAATGACAAATTAACTTTGGCTGATCTGAAAACTAGTGTGAAACCTTATAGTCGTAAGTGGCCTAAAGAATATGAAAAAGGTTCAAAAGAGTGGCGAGATTTATTAGGTGGTTATATGAAATTTAAAAAAACATGTAAACAACTAGCCGCCTATGACCTTGCTATACAACAAACTTTAGATGTAAAAGTTGATCAGGCAGCAATACTTGTTTCGACTCCATTACGCACACAAGTTTTTAAAATATCTAGAAAATTTTTAGATAAATTACATGTCGATTGGTTAAAAATTGTTGAAGAATACTATAAACAAATTGATAATTGTAATGTTTATGATCCTGATGCCATCTGATCTAGAAGCTTAACATTTTGAACAATTTCATATGGATTCTTCAGACTAGGATAATAGAACACAATAAAATAACCTCCGATGGAAATCCAAATTTCCGTTGGTGAGTGGATGAATAGCCTGAAAGATCGCATGAATAATGCGAGAGATGGGGATTGTTTTCATTTGCCAACCACTATGCATTTGCATGCGTTTAAGCTATTAAGGGAGGAGTTATTTCCAACCAAACAATTTGAAGTAATTGTTAAATCTAATCAACACTAATGACAGAACTCAAACCACAACCATTAAGACCAGGAGAAGTTAGACTCGATCTTATCTCAGCTGAATGGCCTTTGACTCCTTTAGGAGGAAATAAAGATCCATACATTCCTGGATGGCAAAATAATCCTTGTAGTGTCAATGAAATTGAAGGTGAAATTCTTACGGGGAAATGCAAAGCCATCGGCCTTTTATCAGGTCCAGTTTATAATCTCCCTTATGGTTTGGTATGGGTTGATGTTGACGGTCCTAGTGTATATAACCTGATTGAAGATTTGGCAGGTGATGGTGCAGATAAAGTACTGCCCAAAACATTAACAATACTTAGTGGAAAAGTAGGTAGAGAAAGAAAGCTCTATCGACTCCCAAGAGAAAAACATAAGCATTTCATACGTAATAAATACACATGGCATGCTGAAACTGATAAAGAAAAACTTGAAATTCTTTGGAAAAAACATCAAGGTGTTTTGATGGGATTACATCCAGATACGGATGGTTACTATACAGCACCAGATGAGGGTTTTGAATGGATTAAAAGATTACCTGAATTACCTGATTGGATATTAAATTGCATTATCAATAAGAATGTAAAACAAGGTGTACCAGCAAGAGAGACGACTAGAATAATAGGTCCGACTTTTGCAGTAAATGCTGAAGTTTCACTCGAAAGAGACATGCAGCTGGCTACTGAAGCTATGTGGGCTATGCCTCCAGAAGCCTGTGATGACTATGACATTTGGATTACTGTTGGTCAGTCGCTTCATTCGTTGGATGATTCGATGCTTGATCAATGGGATGATTGGTCTAAACAGTCTGAAAAATACAGAGCTGGTGAATGCCAAAAACGTTGGAAAAGCTTTGATAAGGGTGGAGCACGTACTCTCGGTTCTCTAATCCACCATGCAAAAGAATATGGTTGGAGTCCTTCTCAAGAACACAAAGCAATCAACAGAGAGATTGATGAAAAAACATTAGATGAGTTAAATTCCATGCTTTCAGATTTCGACATTCCACTTCCAACAAGACCAAAGGTTGTAAGGAACCCTAAAAAAACAGTGGCAACAGCTAAAGCTGGTAAAGATCAAAAGCCACGGAATCCATCCTCTGATGTCATTGCGAATGTACTTCTTCAAACTTATGATGGAACACTTCGTTATAGTCAAGCTCAAGATTGTTTTTTAAATTATGAATATAAAAGCAGAGGCTTATGGACTGCTTTATCAGATACTGAAACAAAAGGTGAAATAAAAAGTAGATTAGAAATGTTAAAAGATCAACTATTACCTAATGGTTATAGTATGAATCTTGTTAATGATGTATTAGAACAATTAAGGATCACATTAATACATGATGAATGGTATGAAGGTAATGACTATTTATTATTTACTAATGGAATTCTTGAGGTAGCGACTAGAGAACTTATTCCTTTTAGAAAGGATATGTATATGACTCAACAGCTGCCATATGATTATGATCCTGCGGCTACATGCGAGCCAATTATTAAATGGTTAAAACATGTACAAGATGGCAATTGGGGTCGTGTACAAGTCCTTAGAGCATGGTTACGTGCAGTATTATTAAGTCATTCTGATATTCAAAAGTTCGTTGAAATTGTTGGCCCAGGTAAATCAGGTAAGTCCACATATTCCAACCTTGCACATGCATTGGTTGGTGACACTAATGCAATTATTTCATCTCTCGATCACCTAGAAAAAAGTAGATTTGAAACAGCTAATTTATATAAAAAGAAACTACTTTTGTTTAATGATGTTGAAAGATATGGTGGCTCAGTTTCAGTATTAAAGGCAATTACGGGTCGGGATTTAATTCGGAATGAACGTAAATTCCAGGCTGGTTCATTAAAGCCATTTAAATTTAATGGGTTGGTAATGATAACTGCAAATGAACCAATTCAAACGACGGATCCTACATCTGGGCTTGCACGTCGTCGTCTTACTATTCCTTTTGATCGACCTTTCACTGGCAGTTCGGCTGAACAACGTACCTTAATTGATATGGATGATAGCGGAGCACCCTTTGGTGATTTCGCTTCTTTACTTCCAGGTTTGGTTAATTGGATTCTCGATATGTCCGAAATGGAAATGCGTGAATTCTTAATGGAAACAAATAATAAAGTTAATTTCTTTGCTAAACATCATCGAGAACAAATCCTTAAATCAAATCAGATTATGGATTGGATGGATCATTGTCTGATATTTGACCCAGGTAATTCAGCTCCTGTTGGTCTAGCTAAAAATTCTCAGCCAGGTTCTTCTAATGTTTATGTCTCTTGGGATAAGTGGCTTTATGCCAGCTATTGTGAATTCTCTCGTGGATCCAATAGCAATATTCTTGGTCGTAGTCGATTTGAAACTTTACTTATGGATGTATGCGTTCATCAGTTACGTTTAAATGTTTATAAATTTAAAGATCGTAGAGGTATGAGAGTTAAAAATATAGCTTGTCGTTCTTCTGATCAGAAGTATGGTGATTATCCTTCTATTATTGAAGTGGGTTTAAATAAAGAAAAATGGAAAAAAGAATACGGAGATGTGTTAGAAAAGAAAGAGAAAATAGAAGAGCATGAGCAAATTTGATAAATATCAACCTGGAACAGACATAAGTAAAAGAGCTTATTCTTGGAATATCGTATATCCACCATATATGGCAAAGATGGCTTCTATTGTTTATAACTTAGAAGATTTTGAAAAGAATTATGCATATGTAGAAGCAGTATTTGTTAATTTAGATAGAGAAGATCGGTAACTAATTATTTCTATTTAGCTAGAATCTGTGTATATTTGAGTAAGAAATAGGATTGTAATGCCAAAAAAACCAAAGCTTTTGTGGTGTGGTGATATCGCTGCAAAAACTGGGTTCGCTCGTGTCACCGAAAATGTTCTTCCTTACTTAGCTAAAAAATTTAATATTGTTGTTTTAGCCCATAACTGGTGGGGTGATCCAACACCTCTGCAAAAGAAATATAAGATGTATCCCTCATCTAATAGATTTCAGACTGCACCATTTGGAGAAAATAGAATTCGTGAAATAGTTCAAGCAGAAGCTCCTGATTTAGTATTCACAATCAATGATATGTGGATCATTAATGAACAATATCGACAAATAAAAGATTTTCATGAGAAAAAGAAATTTAAATTTATAGGCTATGCACCTATGGATTCTTATGGTTGGATTGGTGGTCTAGCTGATACTGCCAATGATTGGGATGCAGTTATTTCATATACAAAATTTGGTGCTTATGAATTTATACAAGGTGGTATTACAAAACCTATTGCTGTTGTACCTCATGGTGTAACTCCAGGTCAGTTCTATCCCATAGATAAAATTAAAGCCAGAAAAGAACTAAATTTAAAAGAAGATATTTTTATTGTCTTTAATGGAAACAGAAACCAATTCCGTAAACGTATTGATATAACGATTGCTGCTTTTGCAAAATTTGCAAGAGATAAACCCGATACTCAGTTGTATTTACATATGGGTAAGAAAGATCAAGGCTGGGATATCATGCATCTATTTGATCGAGAAATGAAGAGAAATAAACTTGATCCAAATGGTCGAATTATTCTTACAGCAGATGTAGATGGACCACCAAGCGTTGAAGTTGAGACTTTAAATACAATTTATAATGCTGCTGACGTAGGGATAAATACCTGTAAAGGCGAGGGTTGGGGGCTTGTTAATTTTGAGCATGCTGCTTGTCGAGTAGCTCAAGTTGTTCCAGGTCATACCTCTTGTAAAGAAATCTTTGAAGGTTATGGTCGTTTAATTCGTTGTGATCATATTGATACTGACACTAATTATGGACGTGAAATGCCGTGTCCATCAACCGATCACCTAGTAGAAATCCTTAATGACCTCTATGAAAATAGAGATAAGTTAGATGCAACAGCTGAACTCTGTTATACACGAGCTTTAGAAGAACAATTTACTTGGGAAAAAATTGGAGCACAATTTTCAGGAATCTTTGAAGACACCATTAAAGGCGTAGATCATTCAGTTAAAAAAGTAACGAGTAAGAAAACTCGTAAGAAGAGGAAAATAGGAAATGTTTAGAAAGATCACATTCCGACCTTGGGGATGGTGGATGGATCTGTATGAAGAACCAGGTTATAAGACTAAGATCATCACCATTAATGAAGGTCAACAATTAAGTCTCCAGAAGCATGAGCATCGAGATGAAACGTGGACTATAGCCCGTGGAAAGGGAGAAATATTTTCTGAGAACTTTTGGCAGATAGCTCGTGAGGGTAAAGTTGTGAAAATCAAGCGTGGATCAGAACATAGAGCGAAAGCTATCGGAGATCAACTAGTGATCATAGAAGTCCAACATGGGGAAAAACTTTCCGAAGACGACATTATAAGGATTGAAGATGACTATGGTCGTGTGCAGGAAAACACAGAATAGTATTATTTTTTCTTAGGTATAGGAAATATTACACTTCTATTCTGGGTCTTATGAGACTAAAGAAAACTTAGAATAAAAATGTAATTTAACTATAGACATAAGAAAAATTCATCCTATTCTAGGTTTTTATGACATCTATGCCTCATAACTATAAAAAAATGCCTGAAATATGGCGAATTGAAGAGTTATTTTCTTTATCGGATAAATATCCGAGTGGTCTTGAATGGATTGTAGACAAAGCTGGATACAAAAAGGGAGATCAAGCAGGAAAAATTAACAAAAAGAATGGATATTATTTTGTTTCCATAGATAACGAAAGTTATATGGTTCATCGAATTGTGTATTATTTAAGAACAGGTCAATGTCCAGATCGTTACTCGATAAAACATTCTTTTTCAAATCGGAATAAAGACAATCGGCTTGATTTAAATCCTAGCTATTTACCCTACCCTCAAAAAAAATTAACAGCTCATGTCTAAACTTGATCAACTAATTGAATTCTCTGCTGAATTAAACTACTTTCGTTATATACCTGATATTGATTCCGTAAGCCAAAAGGAATTAGATGATAACGGATATTACATTGGATTCCCATGTGTTCATGGACATGTAATAAGAGATAAAGAACATCATTGGTGTTATCACTGTGCAGTGAAAATCCAATCAAATATCTGTGGTTTTGATATTAACTATATTCATAATGATTACAAAACTAAATACCATCGGTTATGGAAGCATATAAAAATAAGAAGACCTGAAGAATGTTGGGAAGCGAGTCTACCAGGGAAACGTGGACCTCATAGAGTTTGTTTTCCTTCTTATCGTTCAGAATATAGTTTTCAAAAAGCAGAGAATATAACAGCTCATAAAGCCATTTATCAATGTGCTTGGGGAGATATTGGATCTATGTTTGTAACAAGGTTATGTGGTAATCCTTGGTGTTTAAATCCTCTTCATATGACATCCAGATGGAATCGTCGTCATATGCCAAAAGAAATAAAACCTTTTGTTTTAGATTTTGATGCAGCTAAATTAATGCGAATTAGTAAAGCTAAATCATTAAAACGAGAGGATGAAATCATTACCGAAGAATATCAAAAAACTATTGAACATCCTTTAACTGTCAAAGATACGCCCGATTATGATGAAGGATAGAGTAATGTCTCAAAATAATAATGCCTCGCAACCAGACCACTCAAAGATCACGTACAGCAAGTAATCCACTTTTAGTTGGTACATTTGATCAAACTTCAATACGTTATCTCACAGGTGAACTAGGTAGTAAACATGTTCCAAGTTCTGGAGGATATGGTGGTGGTACTCTTAACCATTGGTTTAAATTCAAAATTGAAACTGCTGCATGGATAATCTTAGCTAAAAGTGGTGGTTGGGAAAAATGGTTTAATGTTTCTGCTTATGATATAAATAAAAATCCAATACAAGGACGTGCAATCTTTGATGATGACAGTATTACTATTAACTCTGATGGAACAGTATTGAATCCCTATGTGGGACATGTAATGGGAGCACAATCAGATCTATATAATAACTTTGATGCAAGACGATTAGATAAAGGTGATTCTAGATATTATCCATTAGAAATTGGTGAGTATTTAATTTGTGTATCAAGTACTCTTAATACTCCTTTTAATTATGCAGTAGGAATTGTCATTGAAATGGCAGATCCTTATCCTGTTCTCTTAACTGAAGATTATGACCGTTTATTGTTAGAAACGGTTGCCACCCAAGATAACATTATTTGTGATACAACTCCTAACTACACTGGAGCTGAAGATCATGAACATTCCTTAACTGAGTGGAAAACTGCATGGAGTAGAGAACGTCAAGCATATGAAAAATTCCCTGAAGTTCTTGTTCCTTTAACAACTAAACCTTGATTAATTCGTTATGTCTTCATACGATAAAGTTATCAAATTCGATTTTGATAACACAGAAGGTGATGTATCAATTATGGACTCTAATTTATATACAGTTATACTCGATGAACAGTATGTTACTTGGAAAGAAAATCATGAAATAAAGCAAGATGAAACATTAACAGCTAGATTTAAAAGAGAATGCGAAATCATTCCTTATTTGCAACAATGTAAACTGTATGACTGTTAATAATGACTCTGAGAATCAAGAGAAAGAAGAAAGTGACGACGACGCATATTGGCAAACATATTTTGAAGTTGAGACTATTTCCATGGATGATTACAAAAAACGGTGTCGTATGGCTAGCGAGTATGGCGATCAGCAAAAGCAATCGACAACTAAACGATTGGAGAACACTAAAAAAGAACAAAAGAGTAGCGAAATTGAATTCATCTTTGACAGGTAAATTTGGTCCTAAGACTCAAGCAATTGCTATTCGTCAAGTAAGAGATTGGACTAAAGAGATCCCTATTGGTGATTCAATTACATTACGTTGTGAATCATGTGTGCCTGATAAACAATTTAAAATATGGAAAAAATGGTTTATTAAAAATGAAAGTTATCAGTGGGAAATTTCAGATGAGCATAAATCCTTCTTTTTTTATAGGACTGAGTAAACTAAAATTGTTAGTACTAATCCTTTAAGCAAATGGTTGCTCTTATTCGTCCACTCCTGTTCAAATTTGTTAATACTCCTCAAGTCAAGCAATTGATTATCGATTTATTAACTAAACTTGCTGATTCAACTGATAATACTGTTGATGACAAAGCAGTTGTCTTTATTAAGAATGGTTTATTCCCTGGAGCAAAACAATCTAAATAGCAGTAAACCACCAAACAACACCTTTTTGGTTCTCAACATATTTACGTAAATTGAATGCATCATACTTATTTAGTGTGGTGCATTTTCTTTCTCCATGTACTTCATAGCACACGTTTACAGTTATATCCTTGTGTCTATTAAATGTCATAATCCTATACTAAACATGAGTAATTAATTATTACATATGGCAGATAAGAAAGGTGCGGAAATCCTAGAAGAAAAACATGATGAAAAGAAAAAAAGTGTTCTAGGAAAAGTAAAAGATGCAATACTTCCAGATCAAGAAGAACAAGCTGCAATCGTTAGTACATTTGTACGTCTTGGAGTGTTAATTTGGAGTGGTGGAGTGTTAACTTTAAATTACGTTTCTATCCCAGGATTAGCCCAACAGAAGATAGATCCGACCTTTATTGCCAGTGTGTTTACGGGAGTTTTAAGTTCGTTCGGAATTGTTACAGCGTCTAAAAAAGGTGATGGAACAATGAAGATGAATGGTGATGGTAATGGACAAGTAAGCAAGAAAGATATGGAAGCAATGATTGCAAAAGCTGCTGCTAATGCTACTGTACAAACTATAAGAATTGAACAAGCTCCATTAGTAATTAAGGCAGAAACACCTAGTAAAGAATCTAAGTACCCGATGTAGGATTGAGTTAAGAACTTTAAGGAGTAAGGCTTATGAACAGTCCACTTTATATTCCTAATTGGCAATACCATTCAAAAAAAGATATAAAGCTAGACTTCATAAGAAAAGAAAATATGTTAAGAAGAGCATTACATCGTGGAAAGGCAATAATCAAAAAATTAAGGCATATCTAATTGTTATTGTTAACAAGGTATATCCTTGTTTAAATGATTAAACACTATACGATTGGTTATTTTGATGGTCAACATAAACATCAAGATACCTATGTGGATGCGGAAACTTCTTGGGAAGCTAGATATTCTGCTTTAGAAAATCATAAATATTTGCATAAACATCCAAATTCAATAGACTATATTTTAGTAAAAGACTAATTTAATGTTTTTCAATTCAATAACTTTAGTGACAG